ATAAACGGAGGACTTATGACAATAGACGTGGAAAAACTGACGCGGGTGTACACAAAGATACGCGATAAGCGGTCTGAGTTATCTGCTAAGTTTAAAGAAGAGGACGGTGCGCTTTCTGAACAACAGAACACCGTCAAGCAAGCGTTGTTAGATTACTGCACTGAGAGCAATATCGACAGCGTTAGAACTGCAGCGGGTTTGTTTTATCGTAGTGTTAAACAGCGTTACTGGACAAGTGATTGGGAAAGTATGCACAAGTTTGTCTTGGAGCATGAAGTTCCCGAGTTGTTTGAGAAGCGTCTTAACCAAACTCACATGAAGCAGTTCTTAGAAGAGAACCCTGACCTTGTACCTATGGGTCTTAATGTGGATGCAGAGTACATCCTAACTGTGAGGAAGAAATGACCAAAAAATATGTGAACATATCGGATGTGGCAGAACACTTTTCTGTATCCATATCTACTGTGCGGCATTGGGTTCGGGAGGGTTATATCCCCGAGCATACGTATGTCAAAATTGAAAACACCCAACGGTTTAAGTTGGACGAAGTAGATAAGGCTCTGTCCGAATTAGGGGAAGGCACTACCCCCGACGATGCCTGAGTTTAGGCGGCTTAGTTATCAGGACGGTATGTTTGTACGTGTAGGGGATGGAGAGCGGGAAGTGATGGCGAGTGAAGTGGCCGTAGTGGTGGTCAATGCCGCCAACATATCTCGTTTGTACTACAAGAACGATTATGATGCTGCCCACACCACGCTACCTACGTGTTGGTCTTCTACAACACAGACACCTGACGAGTTAGTTCCTAGCGAAGATCGGCAAGCTACTAGGTGTATGGACTGCACTCAGAACATAAAAGGTTCGGGTTCGGGGTATAGTAGAGCCTGTAGATTTGTGCAGCGGGTAGCAGTAGTGCTTGATGGAGAGTTCGATACGGTATATCAACTACAGTTACCCGCCACGGCTATCTTCGGTAAGGGTAAAAATAATAATAAGCCGTTACAGGAATACGCTAAGTTTCTGAACGGTAGGGGAACAAAGACTTCATCTGTGGTAACTACCGTATACCCAGATAACTCCTACGTATATCCCCGCCTATGCTTCAAGCCCTTACGGTCCTTGGTGCCTAGTGAACTACGCAGTGTTGAAGGGTTGAAGAAAGACCCCGCAACGCTGCAAGCTATAGCCCGTTTCGCGGCTGTAAATACTTCCCCGTTTTCAATAGAAGACGGGTTCGACCATAAAAAACTTTAAAGGAGAACTACCAAATGGCAAAAGTTGAAAGTCACATTATCCGCAAAGTTGTTGCGAGATACCCCCGTTTGAACGGGACGTATCGGTTCGATCAATCCGCAGGTGAGCGCGGTAAGTCTGTACCCTGTGACCCTACCGCAGACGGAGCGAAGTACGAGTTGCAGTTTGTGATGAACGCTGCACAGGCAAAAGACCTGTATACTGTTATGGCTACCGCCTATAACACACGGGCGGCGTCCGAAAAAGGCTGGCCCGAAAAGTTGGGTAAAGCATCCGAAGTCTTCAAGAAAGATGAGGACGGTAACTACATCGCTAAGGCTGTACTGAAAGGTGCTTACGGTGCTGACACTACTAAGCCACCTGTGCAGGTTGATGCTAAGAACAAGCCGCTACCCGCAGACTTTGAGTTGACCACAGGTAGTACGGTTAATGTGCAGGTTTCTTGTGTTCCGTATAGCATGCGGGATCACGGTGTATCGTTGCGCTTACGTGCTGTGCAGGTCATTGAGTTAGCATCGCGTGATGACTATTCTCCGTTTGGTTCAGAAGAAGGGTTCAGTGTTGAAGAATCCCCTACCATGATTTCGGGGTTTGAGATTGATGAGACACCCGCTGCCCCTGCAGTTGTTGATGATGCGTTTGAGGACGAGGCACCCAAGGTACGGGCCACTAAGAAGCCCCCTGTTGTCGAAGAAGCCAAGCTGGACAGTCTTGTAAGTGAGTGGGGTGAATTAGACTAATACCCTACACGGTGCGGCATCGTATAGGGTGCCGCACCGTTAATACTCGGAGGACTAGCAGTGGAACGACTAGAATTTCTAAAAAGTGTTTTAAGTAGTGAAGGGCATTACTGTTTATTTGCAACCAACGGTGAACGTAGAACGCAGAACTTCTATGACACTATTGATGAACTGCATGCAGCGGTAGATGCCTTTGATGCTAAAGACCACGATGTTTATTTTGCGTTAAGCACATTTGTAAACAACACTAACCGCAGGGCCGATAACGCACTACATCTACAATCCTTCTTCGTAGACTTGGATTGTGGCCCTAGCAAAGAATACCCGTCTCAGCAGGATGCGCTATCGGCGTTACAGGCGTTCTGCACCAAGACTAATATGCCCGAACCTACTAAGGTTAACTCGGGGCGTGGGATACACGCCTACTGGGTTTTGTCTGCGCCAGTACCTGTGGATGATTGGGTTCCCGCAGCGGAACGGTTTAAAGAGTTCTGTGATGAGAATGGCCTCAAGGCCGATCCTGCAGTTACGGCTGATGCGGCGCGTATCTTACGTATGCCTGACACACGTAACTTTAAGGACACGCCACCATCTCCAGTGGCTTTGATAAGCGCAACACCGAGTATCGAGTTAGCTGACTTCGTAGGTTTGCTGGGTGGCGTTACCCCTGTGAGTAGTAGCACTAACGGTGCTAATGTTACGGTTGGGTTTATAGCCCCTAACGCTGAGAATAGCTTTGGGCGTATCGTAAAGAAAATACAGGCGGGTAAGGGTTGCGCTCAACTCGCGCACATACTGACAGATCAGGCCAATGTGACCGAACCGTTATGGAGAGCGGGGCTGTCTATCGCTAAGTTTTGTGAGGACGGAGACAAGGCTGCACAGGTTATGTCGAGGGGCCACCCTGACTATAACTCAAGCGAGACACACAGGAAAATGTCGTTGGTCAAAGGACCGTACACATGCAACACGTTTCATGGACTTAGGCCCGATGTGTGTATGGAGTGCGCGGTATGGGGTAAGATAAAATCCCCTATAGTTTTAGGCAAGCAGTTTAAGGAAGCGGACGTGGCTGATAACGAAGTAGTTGCGCATAGCGCAAAGAGTCCCGCCAGTGCGCCCAAGACTTATAACATACCGACATACCCAAAGCCTTATTTCCGTGGTGCTAAAGGCGGTGTGTATAAACGCACTACAAATAGTGACGGTGAGATAGAAGAAGAGTGCATCTACCACAACGATATCTATGTCATGCGCCGTATATGGGATACAGAGATAGGCCAAGCACTTGTGTTTAGGCTTCATATGCCCCGAGACGGTGTGCGTGAATGGACGATGCCGATGTTTAGCATCACATCGCGGGATGAATTTAGAAAAGGAATGTCTACGCAGGGTGTGGCTGCGTATGGAGCAAAACTAGATAAGATACAGGTGTATATAATGGCGTGGATTGAAGAACTGCAATCGTCTCAGGCAGAGGACGAGGCTCATAAACAGTTTGGGTGGACTGACGATAGTATGACCGCGTTCATACTAGGGGATCGTGTTATCTACGGTAATGACGAAGACTATAACCCACCGTCTACACAGACAGCAGGTATGATGGATTACTTTGTACCCAAGGGTACGGAGCAAGGATATCTTGACGCGCTAGACTTCTACAATCGGGAAGGATTTGAACTGCATCAGTTCACAATCGCTGCGTCCTACGCTTCGATACTTATGCCACTTACAGGGATCGGCTCTGCAGGGTTACATATGTACGGAGATACGGGTGTTGGTAAAACCACTATGTTGATGGCAGGACTATCAGCATGGGGCAATCCCGAGCAACTGCTGTTGAAAGAGGTTGATACCTACAATTCTAAGATGCACCGTGGGGAGATATACCACAACCTACCACTTATGATGGACGAACTTACTAATACTGTAGGGGGTAAGTTGTCTGATCTGGCCTACCAATTAACAGGTGGGACACAACGTAACCGCATGGCGCAGAGTGGTAACGCCGAGCGACATAGGGGCAAACCTTGGAGCCTACTGGCTATCAGTACAGGTAACACTAGCTTTGTTGAGATGATAAGTAGAGTTAAGGGTTTCCCAAAAGCAGAGGCTCAACGAATACTAGAGTTTAGGACTGAACAGAAATTCTTTGGTTCATCTAGTAAAGCGGAAACTGATAAGCTGTGGCCTGCTTTTAAAGGCAACTACGGTCATGCAGGAATACGATTTGTTCAATGGGTCATAAACAATCGCGCAGAATGTGAACGTACTATAAAGCATGTGCAGTCGCGTGTAGATGAAAAGGCCGAACTTGGTCCTGAGAACCGATTCTGGTCTGCTGCTGTTACGGCTATTATATCCGCGCTTATGATAGGCAGGAAGGCAGGGGTACTACCTTTTGAGGTCAAGCCTGTATTTGCGTTTGCCGTAAACAGGTTGCGGGAACGTAAGGCTTTCGTTGCTGATATGGGTTCTTCGGTATCTGAGACACTGAACAACTATATCTCCGAGCATTGGAGTAACATACTTTGGATTAAGAGTACCGATGATGGTCGTGGGGATATAGATGGCAACCCCTTAGATATGTTGGCACTGCCCGAGGTTACACCCCGAGGTAAGTTTGTTGCTAGGTACGAGACTGACGTTAAGAAAGTCTACCTATTGCCAAAGCCGCTGAAGACTTGGTGTATAGATCAACAGATAAACTACGAACAGTTTGTTAGAGATTTAACGGACAAGATGAAAGCCAAGAAAGTGCAGATGCGTCTGAGTAAGGGTACACATATGAACCTACCCCCTGCCAAAGTTCTTTGCATAGATTTTTCAATTAGTGGGGTTCCTGATGGATCAGAAGGTACTGAAGATTGAAGACCTTAACCCTGACGGGATTAGGATTGTCGTAAACTGGGATGGACTTAAAGTTAACGGGTCTGTTTTTATACCCTGCGTCGATACCGAAAAGGTCAAAGATCAGGTGTCAACTGTTGCATCGTTACGACAGTACGAGATTAAGCACGAGATTCGCGTAGAGAATGGGATATTAGGGCTACGTGTTTGGCGAACTATATGATAGGGGGAAGATAGACAGCGTACATTTCCACTGCGCGTTGCCTGTTCTCCCTCATACTGCCCCTGCTTAATTGCAGGGGCTTTTTTAGTCTATAGGACCAAGAGGAGACAAACCATCGTCATACTCAGACGCACTCCTACGCATGTTAGGCGTGTAAATCATACCACCTACCATATCTTTAGTGTTACGCTCAAAGTTCTTGTATGAATTTTTAAATGATTCACTTGTTATTTGCAGCTTTGCGGCACCTTGGGGTAGCCTACGGTTGTGTTCCCGAGATTCCTCATAGGCACGGCGTAGACCCTCAATGTCACCTTCTCTCCGCGCCATGTTAGCCTTACGCAAAATCCTCCTTTTACGGTCCTGCATGGCAGCAAACTTTGTCCGTTCATTGCGGTTCATATTAAGTTGGTCGATATGTTCACGACCCGAGAACCCCATAAGTTGCCCTACAACTGTGAACGGGCTTACAGATGTTATGTCATCCCCCCGCATAGTAAGGTTGCCCTCTGTTGTGTAGCGTCCCGCTTTAAGTATGTTGCGAAGTGACGCTGGTGCTATAGCTTCTATCCCGCGCTGGTACTCACCTTGGGATATCAAACTTACCCCCCTACTCACCTGACTTGTTATACCTATTACTGGACCGCCTAGTTGTTCCGCTATTGTCCAAAGCACGTTCTGTTCTTTTTCAATAAGCGGTGGACGGTACAGCAGATTGTTAAGCGCAATACGCTCACCAATCGCGAGACCCGACATACCTACAAGCCCACCATAAAGGGGATCACCCGACCACTTCTTCCATGCAGTATCCCAGTTATCCTCATCATCATCTGAGAACGCATCGTATATAATACCGAGTTCTCCAAATCCCGGCATGCCTGAGTAGCCTGCTATCAGTCCTACAGTTATCAGGAAACTAGCCAACTGCTGACGCGCAATCTTACGATTAAGAACTGCCTCTTTATATGCTTCTTCTGTGTCGTATTCATTCTTTGGTTTGAGCCTAGTCGCATCTTCGACCATACGGGCCATCATGTAGTATTTACTGATAGCGAACCGTTTAAACAGGAATAGTACGTTACCTATCGGCCCCTGTGCGTACACAGGACGCCCCGCTGATGCAGTGCCGCCAAGGGTAAACTCTACAAAATCTACCGCAGCTTCTGCGGCTTTAAGTTTATCCGCATCGGAAACTTCTTTCTTACCGCCGTCACTGATCTTATCTATTTCTAAATCATAAGCAGCGATCAGTGACACCTCACGTCCGTAGCGTTCCGAGTGATGGAACATAGCCCCGCCCCACTTCTGCGAGTTTTCTAGTAACATTCTAGCATTACGGGTAACAGCGTCACTACCTGTATCCCCCGTAATCATATCTATCTCTAAGGTTTCCTGTGTTAGAGACTGCCCAAGTTGTGCTTGCTGAGTGGCGTATGGGGCCAGCACGTCATATTTCTGCATCCCCTCTGGTACAGACGCAGGGTCATCGTAGTCTACGTTACCTAGAGACCTACCAAAGGCTCCTAGATCATATCTCTCTTTAACCTTGTTACCATCTGCATCGGTAACAGTTAGCATCTTGTAAGT